TTTCTATGACAAGATGGGCGCTGCTGAACAGGTGGAAGTGTGGGTGAAAATTTTCCGCCCATCCAGCCATGCGACTAATGTCTATCGCTCGTATGAGTTCCCAGCAAACATGAAGACATTCAAGATTACCGGCACCTATGACGACGTGAGCACCTGGTCTAGCGACCTGTCAGGCACTGGTGCGGTAACTGTTGCCGATGGCACCGCAAACGCCCCGCAAAACACCGTTTAATCGTGGATTGCGTGTTAATATAGCCCCATTCGTGGGGCTTTTTTATTGAGGATTTTATGGTGCCGATTTTATCCATAGGACAACAGGCGATCTTATATGCCGGAGAGTCGTACACGTTCACGCCCTCATTTCGGCATATCGCAGCAGTTGGTGAGCCAGAACAGATTGTTGATTATTACAACTATCTTACGTCAGACAACGCTGACACCGTGGCGCTGTGCTCCATGGCTTATGACGTAATGTCGGCCTGCTCTGACCGTAAGCTTCCAAAAGGACTACTGTGGGAAACTGCCAGCTCATGGGATGGTGATCGCGTGGTGATGGTGAAGGGCAAGGTTGATTTATCGGCGCAGATACTGATGGCTGTGGATTTGCTTTACATGGGTGTTATCGGAAAACCATTCAGGATGAAAGAGCAGAGCAAAGGAAAGCCAATGCGCGAGTTTGATGCCGCTGAGTTTGTCGGTGCTGCCGTTGCGCACCTTGGTATTCCTACAGAATCCGCATGGGGAATGTGTATTGTCGATTTTCAGATCGCCATGAAAGCAAAGTTCCCAGATTTGTATCAGCCTGATTTGCCGAGCGCCGCTGAGATAGATGCGCTATTTGGTGACACTGACCAGCTGTTATAATGAACAATCAAACGAATCACGGAGGCCGCGATGGCTGAGCAAGTCGGTGAAATATTCTACTCTGTTCGCGCTGAAACTGCGCAAGCAATTGAGTCATCTAAGGATTTCAATAAATCACTTGATGGAATAGAGCGCAGTTCAAAAAAAGCTGACGCTTCAGTTGATAAGTTTAATGGAAAACTATCAAAGACTGCCGTTGCGGTAAGGTCTGCGAACTCGGGACTTGATGAGCAGAGGGGGATTATTTCACATCTTGGTGATGGGTTCAGCAATCTTACATCCAGCATAAATCTTGCTGCTACCGCATCAGTCGCGGCAACTGCGGCAATTGCTGCAATATCGGCCATTGCTGTTAAGGCAGCTGCCGATAACCGCGCGTTCGAGAAATCTCTTTCAGATCTAAGCGCGATAACAGGAGCGACTGGCGACCAGCTTGCCTATCTAAAGGCGCAGGCTCAGGACATAGGGGCCACCACATCATTGTCAGCCAGTCAGGCAGCGGAAGCGTTCAAGCTAATAGCGTCAGCCAAGCCTGATTTGCTTGAGTCCTCAACGGCACTAAACAAGGTTACTCGCTCGGCAGTAACATTGGCCGAGGCCGCTGGAACAACTCTGCCAGATGCAGCGAACACCCTTGGTTCGGCACTGAATCAGTTTGGAGCTGGAGCTGAAGAGGCAGACAGATTCATAAACGTACTGGCGGCTGGGTCAAAGTTTGGAGCAGCCGAAGTGCGTGAAGTTGCCGAGTCGCTCAAGGTTTCAGGCGTGTCCGCTGCCGCCGCAAAAATACCATTTGAGCAGCTTAACGCCGCAATTCAATCTCTGTCGGCGGTTTCAATAAAAGGTTCTGAGGCGGGCACTGCACTTCGCAACATCATCTTGAAGCTGGAAACTGACACAAACAGCAAGCTCAGGCCGTCAATAAACGGGCTGACTGGTGCGTTACAGAATCTGGCATCGATGAACGAAGGCGCCACAGAGCTGACAAAGCGGTTCGGTCTTGAGAACGTAAACGCTGCGCAAGCATTGCTAGATAACGTTGATGCCCTTGATGAGTTGGAGAAAAAGCTCACAGGAACAAACACGGCATACGAGCAGGCATCAACAAGAACCAATAACCTAGATGGCGACATAAAGGCGTTATCTTCTGCAATGGAGGGGCTGTCTCTTGTTATCGGTGAGTCGCTAAATCCAGCACTTCGCGCAACTATTGAACTGTTTACAGGGGGCGCCGCTGGCGCTGCAAACTTCCTTGATTCACTAAAAGATGCTCCAACAACAATAGGAGGAACCCAGCTTAGGATTCGCAGCCTTCACGAGGAAATGGTTGAGCTTGAGTCTGCCGCAAAGTCACTTAGGGAAGAAGGGTCAGGGCTGTTTGGGCCGAGCGGGCTTGATAAAAAGAAAGCTGAGGAATACGAGGCGAGAGCCAAGTCCATCAGAGAGGAGCTGAAAAAACTACAAGAGCAGGCCGCAGTATTTCAAGGTAAGCCAGCCGCTGGGTCTGCGCAACCAGAGCAGAAAAAGAAAGAAAATGAAAAGCCAGCCTCGTCATCTCCATCTGCAACGATGTCAAAGAAGGCTGCAAGCGAGCAGGATAGAATTAACAAGATAATTCTTGATGCAACACTTAGAACAAAGCAGCTAAATGAACAGTACACAGCTCTATATGCAACAGAGGGCAAGCTTACAAGCACCAAGCTTCGCCACACCGAGGCGTCGGCTCGTCTTGAGGCGCAGCAAAAGCTTTCGTCTGGCGCATCGAAAGAGCAAATCGACGCGCTTGCTAAAGAGATCTACGCTCAAGACCAGATGGCGGCCAAGCTTGATGCAAGGATAGATCGCCAGAAGAAGCTGGACGAAGCAAAGAGAAAGGGCATAGAGCAAGCTGCTAAAGATAGAGAGTTGCAAGATAGGTTCGATCCAATCGCTGGCGCTAGCAACAAATACGCAGAAGAAAGCGCGATGCTGCTTGAAGCTCGCCAGAAAGATCTGATTACCGAGCAGAATTTCCAGATGCAGAAAAACGCACTGGCGACACAGTACGAACAGCAACGCCTTGCCGCAGCAGAGGAACTTTACCGCGCACAAAGCGCAGGTAACGCCTTCGTTATGGACTCTGTTAACGCACTTGGTCAGGCATCAACAAGCACAATTTCAGGCTTGCTTTCTGGCACTATGAGCGCAACCGAGGCGATGCAGAACTTTGCTAACATCATCCTTAATCAGGCCGTTGGTGCGCTTGTTGGGATGGGAATCGAGTACATTAAGCAACAGATGCTACAGCAGACTATGGCCGCATCTGCTTCTGCTGCTCAGGTTGCGCTGGCTGCCGGCACCGGTGCCGCAATGGCTGCCTCTTATGCGCCAGCAGCCGCTCTGGCATCGCTTGCATCGTTCGGCGCCAACGCCGCGCCAGCTCAGGCGGCGCTTACCTCGACAGCGGCGCTTGCATCTGGATTGGCTGTTGCGGGCGGGCGTAGAGAGGGCGGTCCAGTAAACCCTGGCTCAATGTATCGCGTTGGTGAGGGTAACGCGCCTGAGCTGTTTAGCTCTGGCGGTTCTAGCTACATGATTCCAGGATCGCGCGGTCAGGTTACGCCGATGGGTGGCGCGGGTGGTGGCGTGACGTTCAACATCACCAACCAAGCGAGCGATTTGGTGCAAACTCAGCAGTCATACGACCCAGAGACGCGCACGGTTGAGCTCGCTATTACTGCCGTAGCTAATCAGATGAACACGCGAACCGGCAAGGTCGGGGCTGCGATGAAATCGGCGGGTGCATACTCAAGACTTGGTTAACGAATGGCCGGTTTTTTACCGGCCTTTGTTGTAGAATGCAATAAACGTGCCGAGAGGAATATCATGGCAATAGCTTATCCATTTGGCCTATCAAGCGTATTGATGACCAAAACGCGCACCCAAGGCGCGTCATTCCAGCAGTACCAGCCTCGCTCGGGGGCGGCTTACACAAAACACACCAGCGCAGACAACCCCGTGTTTTTCAACGTGACGTTTCGCTTCCGGCAAGTCGATGCGCAGCGGTTCACCGGATGGTTCAAGGGCGCACTACAAGAGGGTCGCCTGCCGTTCACTGTTCCGATGCGTACAGAGTTCGGCCTAGCAAGCCAAGAGGTGCGATTCTACGCCGCACAAGGTGACACCATCCTAGACCATTCGCAGGAAGGTAGCGTTCACACCTACACTGGAACAGTGTTCGCATCTTCGCTGGCATACCCTGATGGCATTGAGAATAACTGGGATTTCGTTGCGTCTCCGTTCTGGCAGTATCGCGGAGAGTGGGATTTGGCTTTGAATACACTGGTGCCAGCATGACGACAAACGCACAAAGGCAATTCTGGGTGCAGAAGAATCCAGAACAAGAATGGCAAACGCTCAAGGTGTCGCATCCAGACTACACTGATGCGGTGCGAATTGTGGCGAACACATTCAAAGAGCAAACCTTCGGAGGAGAGGTTTATCTACCAGCACCAATGCAGATGAAAGAGCCAGAGAATGGCGAGGACTTGAAGAACACAGCAAGCGCCACGTTCCCACGCGCAGTGATTGGCGATGCGGTCACTAAGTTGTGGCGTCAAGTGTCTGACTCAGGCCGATTGAAGCCGTTCAGCGCGACAATCTGCACGTGGCGAGATAGTGATCGCAATGTGCCGCAGAAGCAATACGACCTTTATATCGATGAGTCTGGTATTTCTATGAATCAGGAATCTGTAACTTTAACCTTATCTGATAGCAATCCAATGATTCGGCCTGTTGCTATTCTCTATGACGTGTCAGTGTTCTCTGGTCTACAGCTACAGCAGGTATAACTAGTGGCCCTTATTGGGCCACTTCAATAAGCTCTTTTAGTAGATCATCAGTACATATCAGCCACTCAGTAGCGCCATCAAATCCAGTAAAACAAGCTGATTCATACTTTGAATGAAAGTGCTTTTCAAGATTCGCTATCATTTCCCCATCACCTGAAATCTGCTCTATAAGATAGAATTTGAATGGTGTTGATCTTTCAAGCTGCCTATGTCTCCGCGATGGTTTGTTACTGATGCCAACCTTCACATACATTCCGCATTCGCTTCTAAGCGCGTATAGGTATCCTGTCTTGTCTATTTGAAAACCGTACTTTGCGCATCGTGGGCAGCCATTTCTTGCATTAACCAACCCGCTCACGGTTGCAGTCCACATACCTCCATCAACAAGGCACTCAGCGATAAGCCTTGAGTGCCTACCTTTGTATGTTGAAACCCAAGATATGAACTTAACTCCACCTATTGAGTTAATCTGATTTATTCTCTCTTGCTCTGTCCACTTTCTGAGCCCTAAACAATGAGTGCATCTGCTTTCAGAGTGAAGCAAGTTTCCAACGCTTGAATCCCATTCAAACCCATCAACACGGCATCTAACCTTTGCTTTTGATTCGCACGTTTTGTATTTGCCAACCCAAGAAACAAACTCTATATTATCAAGTTTATTTATCTGCTCAATTCTTTCTTCTGCCGTCCATCTTCTGTTGCCAGCGCACTGCGGGCATCCACTTCCATGACTTATCATATCGCTAATTCTTGCTGACCAAGAGTACCCGTCAAGCAAGCACATTACTACGGCCTTTGAAAAACTACCACTATAGGTATCGTGCCACTTTATGAATTTAATGTTTGGTAAATTGTTTATTTGCTGTATGCGAATTTCTTCTGGAATAAGTCTCATGATTCACCTCGGGTGGTGCGTGGGAGGTTTTGCAGCAGTCGCTCCACGTAGCGATTTTCGACTGGCCGGTCTAGCTGCACACTCACTATACAATCACGCTGATTTGCAGTCAATGGTGGTGTATCATGGTGACAATGAAGATTGCGAGGTTTGTATGGAAAAGACCGAATTCATAGAGCTAATAATGAGCACCCCTTGGGTGGAGGGTGGTTCAACATTCTCTGGCGCAGACTGCTGGGGTGTTGTGGTGCTTTACTATCGGCACGTTCACGGCATTGAGCTGGAGAATGACCACCACGAAGCGCACATAGGGCACATTGAAACAGGGATCTCCGAGCAGCTAGCAACCGGCGATTGGGTTGAAACGTTCTCGCCAGACGAGGATGGCGTGGTGTTCATGGCATACGTTGGCGACTCACCGCGACACTGTGGCGTTATCTCTAGCGGTCGCGTCTTGCACTCGGCTGGAGGAAGAGAGCGCAAGCTAGCATTCTGTCGGC